ATACTATGAGATTTCTAGGTACTGTGCGTCCTGTACGTCTATTAGGTAAGTTTGACTTGGAAAGTCATAGCCTACCTCTTGGTGCTCATTATGCTAATGAGGCTTATGCGGCTATTACAGGCATTGAGTTTCTAGGTGAGCAAGAGTTAGTAGGGGTGCAAACGGAGGCTAAAACTTTCATTGCGGAAGGCTTAGTTAGCCATAACTCAGCCATAGCCACAGTAGGAGTGGACCTGAAATCCAAGTGGCTCTACCTAGTAGATATGTGGGCTGATAGGGTCGAGACTCCTGACCTAGAGACCAAGATAGTCCAACTGGCCAAGAGGACTGCTGGCCTTCGTCAGGTAGCCTTGGAGACTACGGGTTTCCAGCTAAGTTTCCTTCAGGGGATGCGTAGGAGACATCAACTTCCATTTAAGGAAATCCCTTACCGTACTCGCCAAAGCGTACAAATGAAGGTGCTAGGCTTAGACCGTGACAAGACCGGCAGGGCTCTGTACCTGGACTCCCTATTTGCTAGTGGCCGACTGTTCATACCTGAGGACTTGCCCTTGGTAGATGGTGTTTCTCTTGAGGATGAGCTATGCTCCTTCTCACCTGCAGGTAGCCATCAGCACGATGACCGCCTTGATGCCTTAGCTATAGCCTGTGTAATGGCTGAGTCTTTGGCGGGGAGTCCTACTGTGGAAGTTAGCCTGAGGGGGTTTTAGTGCCTGACGTAACTGCCGATATAGAGCCAGCAGTAGACCCTACCTACGTCTTCCGTCTTCTCTCGGAACTCCAGGAAGAGTTGCGGGGCCTGCATACGAAGATGAACGAGATAGAGTTGTTGCGGCACTATGAGGACGAAATACAGCTGCCGACAGGTGAGAGAACCTCTGGACTAGAGGTACGCATAGGGGCTGCCAGCGAACTGATAGAGAATGTTAAGGCCTCCCTTACCTCTAACGAGCCTAATGTGGTCATCAAGGCTCTCCGTGATGGCGACCCTGCCCAGGAGAACACCAGCAAAAGGGAGTCCTTCTGGACTCAATTCCTTAAGTGGATAGGTAAACCTGTTGCAGTCAAGTCTGAACTGGTGGACGCTCAGGCCGGGTTGGGTATAGGTATCCTGAAAGGCGTTTACTATCCCTGGCCTAAAGAGGAACGTAAGAGGCTTAAGGGTGAAAACGATAAGGATTTTAGGGACCGTGTAAAGGCTCTAAAGCGCAAGTGGGGGCCACCCTTCCGAGTCTTTACCATCCATCCTCTTACCTTCTACTTCCGTTTAGGCCCTGGCAACATAATGGCCGAAACCGTTGAACACTCCTGGAAGTCTAAACGTGAGGTCTACCCTGCGTTTGGCATTAAAGAGGATAAGCAACTTGAGGCCTTCCCTGACAAACTCAATCAGGAGGTTGCGGAGGCGGTAGCTGCTACTCCTGGCCAACCCGAGCAGACTATCCGACCTCTGGCAGCCGGCCTTAGTGAGGCCACAATGGTACTAGTCACTGAGTATCGGCGAGAGAAGGTACCAGGTGAGCAGGGTGTGTATCAGGTCTATATTAACGGTCGCCTAGTCTATCAGGAGATAGGTGACCCTAGCGTTCAATACTTCATGTGCCTAGGCCGTACAACCAGCAGCAAGGACCCAGATAAAACTGGTATCTCTGTAGCTGAGCCGTTCCGCCATAATGAACCTCTCATTAACCGTGCTTTAACTCGCATGGGTGAGGCTGTTGAACTGCTTGTTCGTAAGAGGTTGACCCTTGAAGTGCCTGAAGGTTTCACTCCTGAGACCGAAATAGTGGGAGAGGACAATAACCCTGTACCTAAGACCTATACGTTCTCCGCCGAAAAGTCCACAGCCCTTCCTCCTGGCTCTAAGGTTGTAGACCCCTTTGCCAATGTAGCGGATGTCTTTGGTGCTATGCCCTACATTCAGACTCTCATGCAGGTAATGAGTGAACATGGTGTATCGCCTATCTTCAAAGGTGAATCTATTAGCGCCACATCCTCTGGCTTTAATAGTAACAGCCTATTCATGATGGCCAAGAGCCAGTTTCAATACCTGGTAGACTCCTACAGCGGCTGCCTAGTCAGCCTAATTGAATGGCTAGAGGGGCAGATAGTTACCCGTGCCAGACAGGAAATCTGGGTGGGGGATATGTCACTCAAGCCTAAGGAAATAAAAGAGTGGCCAGTCACTATAGGAGTTGACATCGACCCATTGCTACCTCAGAACCTCATTGCGGAGGGCCAGTTCTACGACCGTATGCATATGCAAGGCCACATCACTCGCCGTACATTCCTTGAAAAGGGTCTCCGTATGGACCAGCCTGAGGCTGAGATAAAGGCAAGGTTGCTTCAAGACCTCCAGGAGCTAATGAAGCCTACCTTGATGGAGGACGTGTTGCAGACGGTAGGTATTCTGCCACCTCCGCAACCTCAATTGGTGGGTCCCGATGGTGAACCTGTGCGGTCACAGAACGGTGGCCCAGGTGGAGGTGGTGTTCCACCTGCCAGTGAAGGTTCCAGGGCTGCCATTATTGAGATGCTGCAATCTATGGGCGGCCGTACTCGTCAAGGACAACCTAGACAGCCACCTGAGGTATCAGGTTCGACACCTGGACTGGAGCAATTATAGTGGCAAAAACACCTACTAAGTTTCAGAGTGATATTGCAGAAATAGGACATTCGCTTGTTCTCCGTGCCACCCAGAACGAGCAGGCTCTTATGCTTTTCCGTAAAGGCGAGGTTCTGTTTGGAGGGTGTCCCCTACTTGTGGGTCCTAAAGAGGACTTGGCATTGAGTGTAATTTGTGCCTCTGATGATGTTCTTAGGCATATTTGGGATGTACATAAGGATAATTGTCCTGAGCATCAAGGTGATAACCACTCTGACCTCATAGTAGTCTAATGCCTATCATAGAAGGGAGCAACTCTAATGTGTAGCTCAGACTGCATACTAAGTGCCCAGGACACTGATGACCTCCGTAGAGCCGTTATACGAGCGTCCAAATTGTGTCATGACCTGGATGGCATCGACGTACCACAGAGGCGTAGCAAAGGCTCAATTACATTAGAGGTTAGGAGACTTAGAGGCTTGGTTCATGATAGTCTGATTGGGATGCTTACACTGCTTGACCAGTGCCCTGGTTGGATAGAGTGGGCGCATAGTCCTGCTAGTGACAAAGCCATCGCTGAGTCAGGCCGAACGAGGATGGTTTCCTGATGCCTATCGTAACAGGTCCCGCATTAGATGGGATAGCTAAGGAGCTTACTGCTTGGTATATAGATACCAGGGAGCAACTGATACAGGCGCTGGAGGAAGGCTATCCTTATGGTAGTGTTCCTCTCACGCCTAGCGAACAGGTGGAGAGGTTCATGTCTATGACCCCTGAGGACTGGGAAGCCTTAACCAACAAGTTAGCTGACAGGCACCGCGGTAAACCTAAGGCTGAGGAACTGGTACGTGAGGACCTAGAGGCCTTCGTAGCTAAAATGAACCGTATGGCCTTTACGAGGAGGACGGTCTAATGCCTACACATTATCCCTTCGTACAAAGACGTGGTCGTGGGATATGGGGAGTCAAAACAGGGCCTAATACGTGGATGGCTAGGACATTCTTCTCACAGGAGGATGCCCAGGATGAGTTGGATAGGGCAGCAGCTTTCCAAGAAGGTACATTCCCTGTTGTAGGAGAGCCTACGCCTCCAACAGTTAGAATTCCTGGTATCACTTCTAGGCCTGCTCCATCAGGGGAGATTTTAGGTCCTCCTGTATCGCTCGCAACTGCCTCGGAGTCAGAGGGTACTGACCCGTTCTCCTTCCTAACCGTAGACCAGCTTAGGGAAATAATCTTTAGCACGGAGTCCAGTCCAGAAGAGGTAAGACGTGCAAGTGCTATACTTGCTGCGGGAGGAGGAGTTCCCGATGATGGAGGTGGAGGGGGTACAGGCCGTGTAGGGCCTACTGCTGCCGAACTAGCCATCCAGCGGTCTCAGGTGCAGGCTCAGAACCTTGCTACCTTCATCTCTGGCACCATTGCCGAGTTAGAGATCGAGGTAGACGCTAGACGGCTCAGCACCGAGCAGGCCCTAGGTGAGTTCAACCGTCGCCTAGATGCCTTCTCTGAGGCCGGTAGCCAGTTCCAGGGTATACAGCCCTTCACTATAACTCCTGGCTCCGAGTTCCTTCCTGGCAGGGCTCCTGGAGGTATAGGTGAAAGGATAGGTAGACCTACACTTAGGGCGGACCCCATTAACTTCGACCCGTTTGCTATGGCTAACCAAATAGTAGCCGACACCCCTGTGTTAACCGATATAGGTGTGCCCTCAGGTAATGCCCTTGATGAGGCTATAGAGATAGCAAGAGGATTCCTAGGAGGCTAACATGGCTGCTGAACTTCCTTTCCAGACCTGGCTGAGAGTTTTTGGTGAGAGCTGGCCCAACTTTGATAGGCTACGTACCTTCTATAGCCAATTAGGTATTACTGCCCCTGTTGGCTCGGCAGCGGGTAACGTTGCCCTACAGAAAGCTGTTCAGGGTGGTTGGAAGCCTGGACAACCTTCTATTGGCACCCCAGGTACAGCACCAGCTCCTAAGGCGGCTCCCAAGCCTGCGCCTAGACCAGTGGCGCCGGCACCGAGACCCGCTCCTAGTTCTCTATCAGTCCCGGTACAGCCTGGACTCCAGGCGGAACAATTTGCTGACCAGCTAGCCTTAGAGGAGTTCCTTGGCAACCTACAGGCAGAACTAACCCGAGAGACTCAGGCCGATGTCCGTAGACTACAGGAGGCTCAACTAGGAGCCAACCCTGCTGACTTTGTGACCTTCGAGCTATTCAAAAGGAGTTTGGAAGAGCAAGTCTTTACTCCTACTTACCCTGCCAGGTCAGATGTGCAGATACAGGACATATTCGGTCTAGCCTTAGGATTAAACGAGGGGGACAGTATAGGTACGGGACAGTTTGGAGTGGATATACCTA